CATATGCTGCATACATGGATATATCACATCCTGAAGTAGAAGAGTTTATAAACATGCGTAAAGAATCCGGTGGAGATATAAATAGAAAGTGTTTGAATATACACAATGCTATTAATCTTACCAACGAATATTTAGAAGCAGTTAAGAATGATGAAGAGTGGAGACTGATTGACCCTAAGAGTGGTGAAGCAGTTAAGATTCTAAACGCTAGAGATTTATGGTGGCAGATGTTAAATGCAAGAGCCGAAACTGGTGAGCCTTACATGATTAACATTGACACCTGTAATGAACACTTACCAAAACAACAGAAAGATTTAGGACTAAAAGTAAATCAAAGCAATCTATGTTCTGAGATTGTCTTAGCTACAAATGAAGAACGTACAGCAGTGTGTTGTTTATCAAGTGTAAATCTAGAACACTTCGATCAGTGGAAAAAGGACGAACAATTTATAGATGATCTAATTACTATGTTAGATAATGTTCTTGAGCACTTTATCGAAGCTATTGTAGACACCAGTAGACTTGGTGGATACAGTGCAAATTTTGAGAGGTTTAAGAAATATGTTAGAGAAGAAAAAGAAGGACTACTTAAAGCTGCTTATTCAGCGTATAGAGAAAGGTCGGTGGGTCTTGGAGCGATGGGCTTTCATGCTCTACTCCAAAGCAAAGGATTACCTTTCCATGGGTTACGATCTACTAGTATCAATAATGTCGCCTTCTCACACATCAAGAAGCAATCAGTGGCAGCGACCAAAAGACTGGCTCACGAACGTGGGGAAGCTCCTGATGTACATGGTAGCGGGCATCGTAACGCTCATCTTTTGGCTATTGCTCCTAATGCCAGTAGTAGTATTATATGTGGTGGTACTTCCCCTAGCATTGAACCATATCGTGCTAACGTATATACGCACAAAACTCTATCGGGTTCTTACCAAGTTAGGAATAAATATTTAGAAAAACTTCTCAAGAAAAAAGGTCTGAGTATGGACACGAGAGAGAAGATTTGGAAGGACATGGCTATAGCTAATGGTTCGGTGCAAGATATAGAGGTCCTCTCTGATGAAGAAAAAGAAGTATTTAAAACTGCTACAGAGATTAATCAAATCTATATAGTAGAACATGCACATATGAGACAAGAGTATGTTTGTCAAAGTCAAAGTGTAAATTTATTTTTTACTATGCCTAAAGCAACAGAGTCTCAATCAGTACATGATGAATACTTACAGTACGTCAATGATGTACATTGGTACGCTATGAATAAATTAAAATCATTATATTATTTTAGATCAGATGCTGCTCGTAGTGCGGAGAATGTAAATGTCAAGATACAACGAGTCAAGCTTGAAGATGTAGAATGTTTAAGTTGTGAAGGATGAATATGACAGACGATAAATTTGATAACATGTATGAGGGAAGATTCGATGCCCTCCAAAAAAAGTATGAAGCTGAGATAGCTATTGCTAAATCAGAACTTGATACATACTTTTCATTAGGTGTAGGAGTTGCAGAACATCCACACCTCATTGAGTCTATGGACTTACTATTAGATAAGATGGCAAATGCACAAGAGAAATTAGAGTTGCTTCTCAAGGAGTTCTAATGGCTGATACGTTTTATAGTTTCTGCACTAGAATGTGGTTAGACTACTGTGATGAATATTCATCTTTTGGTTCAGAAACATTAAGTAAAGAAGAATATATAAAGCAATATAATAACTGGCTACTACAAGAGTATGCCAAACAAGTGGAGAAAAGGAATGAGTCTACTAAGTAACAGAGAATATTATAAACCATTTGATCATCCGTGGATGTTTGACAAGTATGTTGAACAGAATCAGATGCATTGGTTGCCAGAGTCTGTGCCCTTACATACAGATGTAAAGGACTGGCAAGAACTAACAGACGAAGAAAAGAATTTACTAACACAAATCTTTAGATTGTTTACGCAATCAGATGTAGATGTTGGTTCAGGATATATCGATAAGTATATGAGAATATTCAAGAAACCTGAAGCAAGAATGATGATGTGTTCATTTGCGAACATGGAATCAATACATCAACATGCTTATAGTTTATTACTAGATACAGTAGGTATGCCGGAAATAGAATACAAAGCTTTTGCTGCGTATGAAGAAATGGCAAACAAACATGATTACATTAAAGACTTTAAACCTACCCGTAGAGATAAGAAAGCTATTGCAAAAACATTAGCAGTCTACTCCGGTTTTACTGAAGGGTTACAATTATTTAGTAGCTTTGCAATCTTGTTAAACTTTCCAAGGTTTGGCAGGATGAAAGGTATGGGGCAGATTGTAACGTATTCTATACGTGACGAGTCACTTCATGTAGAAGCTATGACTAAATTATTTAGAGAGTTCATACAAGAGAATCTTGATATATGGACTGATGATTTTAAAAAAGAACTTTACAATATTTGTAGAGAGATGGTGGAGTTAGAAGATAAGTTTCTTGATCTTGTATTTGAACTAGGAGATATGCAAGGTCTTACAAAGAAAGATATGTATGCGTACAACAGATACATAGCTGATAGAAGGTTATTACAACTTGGATTAAAAACAAACTTTGATCAGAAAGATAACCCTCTTCCGTGGTTAGATGAAGTACTTGGAGTTGAGCACCAAAACTTTTTTGAGGGGCGAGCAACTGCCTATATGAAAGCAGGTCTAAGAGGAAAGCAAGACAAAGTTTCATTTGCGGAGATATAAAATGAAAGCACAGGAAGCGAACATACTATCCTTCCATATTTTGTTTGACAGTAAAGGTCGCTTGGTTACGGAAACAAGTGGCTTACCTTTAAAAGATGCTAAGAAAATTTTTAAAGGTTATGATTTAAAAATAGTAGAGACTATAATTAGAGAAGCACGACAAAAAATACTTGATATACACAACGAACTTGAATCAGAACTTGATGCACTTAACGCAACTTTACAGTAACGTGTAAATCTTTAGAGGTTCTGTCTTACCTTTTACAGGTATAGGTTTTAAAACTTGAAATGGATTAGAGCATTGGGATGTGGTCGCCTTAGTAATAAGAAGATCATGTCCTGCTTCTTTACAAGCTGACTCAGTTCTAGCTGCAGTATTAACAGCATCCCCAATCGCTGTATAATCAAATCTAGATTCACTACCCATATTACCTATTACAGCTTCACCACTATTGATACCAATACCAATAGCAATAGGAGCTATGCCTTGTTTATCTAGTTCTTTATTTAGTTCTATCATTCCTTCTTGAATATCTAATGCACAGTCTACTGCTTTCTGTTCGTGTCCTTCCAAGTCTAATGGTGCTCCGAAGATAGCCATCATTGCATCACCAATATATTTATCTACCATCCCACCATGTTTCTGAACAGCTTGTTGTTGTACAGTCAATGCTTTGTTCATGACATATGTTACATCTTGAGGATCAAGCTTCTCAGACATTGCAGTAAATCCTCTTACATCTGTAAATAAAAAAGTACAATATCTTTTCTCACCACCAAGCTTCAAAAGCTCCGGATTATTCTGTAATCTTTTTACTTGAGCAGGGTCTAGATAGTGTTCAAATTGTTTCTTAATTTGCTGACGAAGTTTAAACTGTGTCCTATAATTTAGATAGAAAGCTACACTTGCAGTTACAAACTGTGAGATCAAAGACCACGACACATCTATCAAGATTCCACGCTGAATTAAGTAGTATCCAGAAAACGCTGTTATAGCTCCGATAAGTCCTGCTAATGTGAGTCCAAGGGTAATACCAAATACGTTCAATACAAGCCAAATACAGGCGACTGAGAGGGTAAATATAAGCATCTCTACAGCTAGACTGTAATCAGGTATGTAAGGGCTGTTCTGGACCAAGATTGACTCTGCTAATGCAGCTTGAATTTTGTGTGGTTCTAGCAATCCAACCGGTGTACTTAGCTGTGGCATTACACCATTAGCTGTGACTCCAACAATAACAAACTTACCTTTAACATCCATCTCTTGTAATGTTGTTGAAGGTGTATCAACCCAACTAATCCACTTACGACCTAGTGAATCTACCGGCACAGCAGGAATACCTTTGACTCGTATTTCTTCTATCCCATTCTGATTGGTTTTAATTATATACGTATCAGAACCTGCCAATACTTTTAAGACTTGTGTACCAAAGGATGCTACCCAACCATCAGGAGTTCTCATTAACAAAGGTAATCTTCGTACTAATCCATCAACATCTATAGGAGCAGATGCAATACCTTGAGTTGCATTAGACTTTAACAAGTCTATATTCTCTACAACACCAGATAATTCATAACCACCTATATCATCTCCTAATATAACTGTTCCCTCTGTTCTAGGAAACTCTCCATTGTTATATTCAAACATAGACAATATACTTGGATACAGTTTTAATACATCAGCAAACTCTTGATCCCCTCCAAATCTATCAGCTTCACTAAACGACATGACATAACCTACACCCATAGCTCCACGCTGTAACAACTCCATATGTATCTCTGCAAGTCTTTGACGAGGTAATGGATAACCTCCTTCTCTTTGTATATCCTCTTCAGTTATGTCAAGTGTTGTAAACAATCCGTATGGAGATTGTTCTGGAACTAACGCATCAAAGGTTTTAAGTTTGAGTACTTCCAAAGGTAACATATTGAACACAAGAGGAATACCTAATAGTACTGTGAGTCCTAACCATTGTAATGTTTTTATCATGAGCCTTGCCTTACTTTTATTGTTGATGAACCACCACCATTAACTTTGATGGTGTGAGATACTCCGTCTTGTATAATGATTAGCGTAAAGCTTTCATCACTACCAGTATCTAACCTAAATGAACTTTCGACTGTTCTTCTTAAACTTATTGTCTGTCCTTGTACAATTGTTGTAATCTGTGTATCTGCATCCTGTCCAATCTGTGTACCTACTAATGTAAAACCAGATACATCTTTTAGTTTATCTTCTTCTTCATCCACCTGTAGCACATCTAATACATCAAGTAGGTCTTCAAGAAAGTTTACATCTAAATAATTTATATCTAGTTCTGTAAACTCTAACTCATCTTCTGCATCAAGGAAGTCTTCATTTAGATAATCTATATCTAGATCATTGAAGTCTAAGAAACTTGACGAGGATGTTGTAGATACTTCTTGAGCAAACTGTGGGTCTTCCTTGGGAGGTGTAACAATTAGCATGTTGTCTATCAAGTCTAATGTGAGATCAAGAATAACAGGCTTACTTGGCGAGTTCTCAAAGACTGATACGCTTGTCGCTTGGAAAGGTTTGTTAAGCACAACAGTGCCGGTGGCTGTAGATACAAGTATCTCACCACTGGATAAACCTTCTGCATCCGGTAATAGTATTATTAAAGACCTACCAAGTTCGTCTACAGTACATGTAAAGTCTGTACCACGAATTGCAATGTTTGCTGTAGGTGTTGAGAGATTAATGTTTTCTTTATTAATCTTACCAAGACTACTAGTGACAAAACGAATCGTGCCACTAGCAAATTGTAACGCCATCTTAGATTTAGATGGGTCAGGATCGTAGATGTACTCATCAATAATCAACTGAGAATGCTCAGTCAATCTTACTTGACTATCATCCAGAAATGTAATGCCTAATCTACCATTAGACGTTTGTACATTATCGTAACTGTCTATATCAAAAGCTAGGGTAGCAGCGTAAGCATCATCTCTTACAACTCTACCCGAACCTTCTAATTCTGTAATACTTCCTATATCAGCATGAAGTGGATGTACCACCATCAGACTGAACAACACAGACAGTACCATTGCTGCCTGTAGAAAGAATCTTGAGCCAATCATTATCTAATGTACTCTGTTGGTCTATATTAAATGTTCTTGAACTACCTGTTTGATCTAAGTAGAAGTAACCTCCTGCATAACCATCACCATCGAAAGTTACACTGTTAGAGTCACCATCAATATCAACAAAGCTTGTACCTGCATCATAATCAATATCAAAGTTTAGTGTGTTACTATCACCTTGTATAATCCAATCTAGATCAGTACTACTTGCCATGTCGGCTGTTGCTAGGTCCAAAGTAAAAGTATTACTTGTACCTGTTACATCTACATTTAAGTTTGAACTATCTGCTCCGTGAGTATTTGTTGGATCAACTTGTATGTTAAACGTGTTGCTGTCTCCATCAAACTCAAAGAAGCCTACCAAACTATCAGCCAGAATATCTCCAAGAAATTTATTTGAATCACCTATTTGATTTATGTCTAGTGTCATACTAGTACCATCTAAATCTAAAGCTGTCATGCTTCCTGCCGATGCAGTAGCACCACCAATGATGTTGCCTGAACCTAACTGCTCTAAATCTATATTGGCTGTAGCTCCAGACTGATCTACGAATATCTCGTTATCAGCCCCGAATGCCAATGCACTCGCCACAATCAATAGGCTTAATGCTATCTTCTTCATATTCCCAATATCCTCTATCTATGCCTGTTTTTATTATGTTTAAAACACCTGTCTCTACTGCTCTTTGCAAAGCTATAGATACAGATTCGTTTTCTGTAAACCCACCCTCTACTTCAACAAGTTCTGTTCCAAGTTCTATGAACCTAAATATATCTTGCGACAACCCCACAGATAATATACTTTTAGAGACTAATACCTCTATGAGTACTTCACCTGTGCTTACAGAAACCAATCGTAGGGAGATACTTACTGTATCTTCTCGGTACTGTTTACTTGTACCTATGCCTAAATATCTAGCACCTAATCCGCCACTACTTGTGTTAGTATCGTAACTAATGACACCGCCTTGTACTAACAATCCTGCAAAGAGTAATGGCTTTAATTTATTATCCTCTTTGAATTCTTTTCTTGTTGTTCTTATTAGTTGTCTTTCTTTTGTAAGATCATCTAGTCCTACTCTTTCTACAACTTGAAAGAACTTTCCATCTGCAGCATGTTTAAAAGCCCTGATTAAAAACGCTTCAGGAGCTTGTGTAATCGCTGTACTAAAAAGAGCAAACTCACTGTTACTCTTACGCTGCCCTGTCAAGTCTTTAAAACTGTTAGGGTATACAGCAACTGTAGGTTTATTTATAGCTGCCGGTAAATCTTTTAATTCTTTTGATTGTAAATCTAATACAGATGATTCTTGTATAACTATGTTTGGTATACC